GCTCATAAGTTTCAGGAGAAACGTACTAACGCTCAAGCCGTTACTCCTGCGTCTAATGGACGGTCTGTAAAGTCTGGGCGAAAAAAATCGGTGCAATTAACACCTGGTCAAGTGGCGTTTGCAAATAAAATGCGAATACCTTTGGAAAGATACGCACAAGAAGTTGCGAAGCTAGAAAACAAACGGAGTTGAAGATGGCTGATAGAACTAACCGAGAAACGGTTACTCGTGAAAAAACCGAAAGAAAAGCTGAATGGAAAGCTCCATCAACATTAGAGGCTCCAGAAGCCCCGATTGGATATAAACATCGTTGGATTCGTGAATCTGTTATGGACTTTGATGATCGTAACAATGTTCACAAAAAACGGAGAGAAGGCTACGAATTAGTTCGTGCTGAAGAATACCCAGACTTTGACGCACCTGTAATTGATGAAGGAAAGAACGCTGGTTGTATTGGCGTTGGTGGGCTTATATTAGCTCGTGTTCCTGAAGAAATTGTAGACCAGCGGAATGAACATTATAGCCAAATGGCTAGAAATCAAATGGATGCAGTTGACCGTGATTGGATGCGTGACAACAACCCCAATATGCCGAAACTAAGTCCTCAACGTAAATCATCTGTGAGTTTTGGCTCACAAAGACCAAAACAGGAGTAAAAGATCATGGCAAATAAAGATGCTGCTTTTGGTATGCGTCCTGTAGGAAGAATAGGTGGAACGCCCTATACAGGAGGCACAAGCCGATACAGAATAGCTGCAAATTACGGAACTTCTATTTTTCAAGGTGACATGGTTATGCAAGTCACTGGTGGAGGTATAGAAGTCCACGCTGATGGTGGAACCGTACCAATTGTAGGTGTATTCAACGGCTGTCAATATACCGATCCTACAACTAAAGAACAGGTTTATAGTAATTACTATCCTGCAAGCACTAATGCTTCAGACATTATTGCTTTTATCATCGACGACCCTATGGTTATTTTTGAAATTCAAGCGAATGCTGCAATGCCTGTAGCTGATTTGCTTGGGAATTTTGATATTGTCTATACAAGTTCTGGAAGCACCGTTACTGGTATTTCTGGTGCTGAATTAAATGTGTCTGATGGAGCTACTGGTACTACACTATCTCTTAAAGCCATTGACATTTCAGAAGACCCTGAAAATTCAGATGTATCCTCTGCAAATACTAATGTTAGGGTTGTTATTCAAAATCACATATTTGGCGTTAAAGGCGCTGGATTGGCGTAAGGAGGTTTAGACATGGCTATTTCTAGAGCGCAACTCGCTAAAGAGTTAGAACCAGGTCTAAACGCCTTGTTCGGAATGGAGTATGATCGGTATGATACCGAACATCTTGAAATTTATGAAACAGAAACTTCAGATCGTGCATTCGAAGAAGAAGTGATGTTGAGTGGTTTTGGGAATGCTCAAACAAAAACTGAAGGTGCAGGAGTAACATTTGATTCTGCAAACGAAGCATATACTGCTCGTTATACGCATGAAACAATTGCTCTTGCTTTTGCACTTACTGAAGAAGCAATTGAAGACAACTTGTATGATCGTCTTGGTGCAAGATACACAAAGGCTCTTGCTCGTTCAATGGCTCATACAAAGCAAGTCAAAGCTGCTGCTACACTGAATAATGCTTTTGATAGTAGTTTTACAGGTGGTGATGGTCTTGAGTTATGTTCTACTGCACACGTTTTAACTGGTGGTGGAACTTTTGCTAACGAACCTTCAACTGCTGCAGACCTAAACGAAACATCTTTAGAAGATGCGTTGATAAGTATTTCAACATTCGTTGATGAGCGCAATATGATTATCGCTTTAAGAGGTATGAAACTTATCATACCACCACAGCTTCAATTTATTGCTGATCGTTTACTAGAGTCAACTTTACGACCAGGTACTGCTGACAATGATGTTAACGCAACTCGTAACATGGGTATGCTTCCAGATGGTTACACTGTGAACCACTTTTTAACTGATACAGACGCATTTTTTATTAAAACAGATGCTCCGAATGGTTTTAAGTTGTTTGAGCGTACACCAATTTCTACCTCTATGGAGGCAGATTTTGATACTGGAAACATGAGGTTTAAGGCTCGTGAGCGTTATTCCTTTGGGTTTTCTGACCCTCGTTGTGTGTTTGGTTCGCCAGGCGCTTAACCATTAAAACGAACATTTGTTCGATTTATTAAAGAGGCAATTTATTTGCCTCTTTATTTTTGTTTTAAAGTAATGTAAGGTATTATTATTCCCTTGACAGTTGCATAATGTGACTGACAACAGCCAAGACGAGGAGATTAGAATGGCTAATACAACTTTTAAAGGCACCCTTCGTTCTGAGGGGGGTTATTCTTCAATAGCAACTGCTTCAAGCACAGGCGTTGAGACAACTCAAATGTCAATTAGTTCTGCTGGTTTTGTATCTTTAGATGCTAATACTATGGCAGTAGAAGCTGGAACTGGTATTACAACAGGTTCAGGCACTATTTATAAAAGTTCTGTTCAAAGAAGCGGTGGTATAATCACCACAAGAATTTTAATAGATTTAACTGGTTTAAGGTCAACTGGAAGTGGTGATATTATTGGTGTTGATGGAACATCTTTAGTTTGTCACATCGGTCAAATAACTGCTGCAAGAAATGGAACTATCTTAACAGGTAGCATGGAGTGTTTTGAAGCTCCTGCAGGAGGTGATCCAGACATTAACGTACACTCTGCTACTGAAGGAACAGGTGTTGAAGATGGCGCTATTGGTGATTTAACGGAAACATTGCTTGTAAACGCTGGTGATGCAACATTAGGTAGTAAGGTATATTTTACTGCTGTACCTGCTGCTGATTCTTTTTTATATTTAACTACAGGTGATGCAACTGATGCAGACTATACTGCTGGTAAGTTGTTGATTGAGTTAATGGGTTACGAAGCTTAATTTTAGGGGGATTTAATCCCCCTTTTTAAGAAGGAGATATAAATGGCAGGTTCAGATGTAAAAACATTAACCATATCTGATACAAACGCTTCAGATGATGATAGATTAGTTACCGCAGCAAGACCTAATACTTCAGCAACTATGGCAAACACTACATTTGCAGGTGGTGCTGCAAGAAATGTTATTGTAACAACCACTGGCACAGGAGATAATGCTAAAACGTGTACCATTACAGGAACTGATGTTTTTGGTGATGCTATGACAGAAGTTATTACTTCTACAAGTTCAGCAGAAGCTGTAGCAGGAACGAAGTTATTTTTAACTGTTTCAGCAGTTGAGTGTTCTGCACAATATGCAGCTAATATAAAGGTTGGTTCAGGTTCTCTTTGCGCTCAAGCTGTTGAAGGAGCTAACAGAATAAGACTTAAAGGTATGTCTGTTGTTTCTGGAGGAACGGCAGGTACAGTGTCTTTTTTTAATGGCGCACCTGAAGATGGAACTGTTCTTTTTACAGCTAGAACTGTAGGAACAGCTAATCAAACTGTAGATAGAACTATACCCTCAAATGGTGTTTTATTCGCTAATGGTCTTTCTGTTAAATATACTGTTGATGTTACTGATATGTTAACTGTTTTTCATGCGTGATTATTATGGCAGATAAAATGCCAAAAAGGAATAAAAAGAATTTTCGCCCTACAAAAAAGGGCGCTGGAATGACTAAGGCTGGTGTTAAAGCTTATAGACGTAAAAATCCAGGTTCAAAATTAAAAACAGCAGTTACTAAAAAGAAAAATTTAACTAAAAAGGAAAAAGCTAGAAGAAAATCTTATTGCGCTCGTTCTGCTGGTCAAATGAAAAAGTTTCCAAAAGCAGCTAAAAATCCTAATAGTAGGTTGAGACAAGCAAGAAAAAGATGGAGATGTTAAATGGCTATGTCAAGAAGTCAAATGTCACAACAAATATCTAAACCACCTATGAAAAAGAAAAAACCAAAAGATGTAATGCCTAAAGGTTTAACTTATTATAGAAAGGGTGGCAAAGCTTCTCGTAAAAGTAAAGGAAGTAAAATTTGTCCTGAAGGTAAAGCATGGGCAAAAAGAACTTTTGATACATATCCGTCAGCTTATGCAAACTTAGCTGCTTCAAAATATTGTAAAGACCCTAACTATGCAAAAAAATCTAAGGGTGGTAAAAGAAAAGGTAGAAAAGCATAATGGGTGAGTTAAAAAAATGGTTAAAACAAAAATGGGTGAGGATAGGAACAGATGGTGAAATTAAAGGTGAATGCGGTACTTCAAAAAATAAAAAAAGCCCCGATAGATGCCTTCCTAAAAGTAAGGCTCAATCTCTTTCAAAAGCAGAAAGAGCAAAAACAGCCCGAAAGAAAAAAAGAGAAGGCGCAAAAGGTAAAACAGTCGTTAAAAACACGGAAAAGGCAACGGTAAAAAATTTAATGAACGGTGGAGAAGTAACAAGACCCAAAAGAAAGTTTAATGGAAAAAGTTCAAAAGGAACAGCAGTTGCAAGAGGTTGTGGTGCTATTATGTCACACAAAAGAAAAAAAACAAAGGGTGCGGTTACTCAGTCGTAGAAAGGTAAAAAATGGCAGTTTCTGGATCAGTAAATTTTGAATTAGATGTTGTAGAATATATTGAAGAAGCTTTTGAACGGTGTGGTTTAGAAGTAAAAACAGGTTATGATCTTAAAACTGCAAAACGATCTTTAAATCTTATGTTAGCAGAATGGGCTAATAGAGGATTAAATCAATGGACAATTACTCAATCTACACAATCTTTAACAGCTAGTGATGGGGAGTATTCTTTAGGAACAAATATTATTGATATTTTATCTATGGCTGTTCTTAGAGATGGTATTTATTATGCTATGGAGAGAATAAGCAGAGATACCTATCTTGCTATTCCTAACAAAGCGACTACTGGAAGACCAACTCAATTTTTTCTTGATAGGCAAATAACACCTAATCTTAAAATTTGGCCCTTACCAGAAAATTCAACAGACGTTTTATATTTTGATGCTTTAACGAGAATGGATGATGCTGATGATTATACAAATACTTTAGATGTTCCTTTTCGTTTTTATCCATGTTTAGCTGCTGGTCTTGCTTATTATATAGCAATAAAAAGAGCGCCAAACAGAGTGCAGCTTTTAAAAGCTGTTTATGAAGAAGAATTTGAGAGAGCTATGTCAGAAGATAGAGATAGAGCTTCAGTAACTATTACTCCAGAATTG